ATAGGAGTAACCTGGAACGATACATTTGAAAAAGTAATGATGGCAGTAGTTTTAGCTTACTTTGGCGGACGAAGTAGTGAAAAAGTTACAAGTATATTTAAAAAGTAAATAAAACCTGTAATTATATTAATACATTAATAACCAATTAAATTAAATTAAAATGAGTGAAGTAAAATCAATGATTACCAAAGACCAATTAGAAAAGATTCAAGGCTTTCAAAAAGAACTTAATAAGATCTTAAACGAAGTCGGTTTCTTAGAAGCCCAAAAATCCGCAGTATTAGGGAAGTTCCATGAAGAAAACAAAAAGACTGAAGACTTCAAAAAAGAACTAGAAGAAGAATATGGATCTATCAACATTAATTTAGAAGATGGAACATACGAACCTATTGAAAAAGAAGAGGATAAGAAATAATGTCTTCAATTATTAGAAAGATAAGTATTGGTTCTGACTACAAAACTGATGCTATGCACTACTCTATAGGGCAGTCAGTATATGGTGGTCATACTATATCACATATACTTTCTGATAAAGAAGATAATTCTTATAATATTTTTATCAAAAAACGAGACGAGGTATTGCCATGGAAAAAGTTTAACTGTAACATGGCAATCTCAGTCGAGTATGATTTAGAATATTAGTGAATAGCTTATTTGATTTTATCGTTGAGCCAGTTGGCCAGCGATATTCTAATGATGTAAAAGTAGGTGACAAAAGCCTTATAATTAACACAAAGATAGAAAGTTTTAAATCTGTTAATAATATAGCTAAAGTTATTGCTGTTCCTAAAGCTTTTAAAACACCTATTAAAAAAGGTGATTTAATTATGATACATCATAATGTCTTTAGAAGATTTTATGATATGAAAGGCAGGGAAAAAAACAGTAAGTCTTATTTTAAAGACAATATGTATTTTGTTCAACTTGATCAAGTTTATTTATACAAACCTAAAAACAAATGGTTAGCTCTTGGAGATAGATGTTTTCTAGCTCCTATTAAAGATCTTAATGAAGTAGATACAGGTTTAGAGCAAAGACTTATTGGTATAGTCAAATATGGAAATAGCTCATTAGAAGCGCTAGGAATCAACGAAGAAGATTTAGTTGGTTTTAAACCTTTTGGAGAGTTTGAGTTTATTGTCGATGGCAAAAGGCTTTATTGTATGAAATCTAATGATATTGTAATTAAATATGAACGTCAAGGAAACGAAACAGAACATAATCCTCGCTGGGCACAAAGCAGTTGAGGAGTTAATTAAAGTAGCAAAAGAAGCTATTGTAGATTCTGATGACGATATATCTGCTGATAGATTAAAGAATGCTGCCGCAACAAAAAAATTAGCTATATTTGATGCTTTTGAAATACTTAATCGTATTAAAGAAGAAGAAGATATGTTAAATGAAAAACCAAAAGAAGAAGTTAAAGCTAAAGCTTTTGGAGGTTTTGCAGAAAGAAGATCTAAGTAATGTACAAACAAACATTATATAAAGTAATTGACCACATAAAACCACATATAATAAGTAGGTTAAACAAATCTAAAAAGTGGGAGTACGGTTATAACAAAGAACATGATGTAATTGTTATATCTAAAACTGGTCAGATAGGTGAGATTTATGAAATACAAAATCTTAAAATAGCATTACCAAAAGAAAAAGATGTTAACAAGGATTACGACAAATGGCAAGTACATGAGTATCCTAAGGCATTAAAAAAAATTAAAACAATATTTGACTGGAAACAATATCCAGATGATTTTAAAGAAAAATGGTATGCGTATATTGATAGAGAATTTGCTAGGCGTCACGAAGGCTATTGGTTCACTAATAAAGGTAAAGCTACTTATATTACTGGTACTCATTACATGTACCTGCAGTGGTCCAAGATTGATGTTGGGCAAGCAGACTTTCGAGAAGCAAACAGATTATTCTTTATATTCTGGGAAGCTTGTAAAGCAGATAAACGCTGCTACGGAATGTGCTACCTCAAAAACAGACGGTCTGGTTTTTCATTCATGGCATCAGGCGAAACTGTCAACCTTGCCACTATCTCTAGTGATGCTAGATACGGTGTTTTATCAAAGTCTGGGGCTGATGCAAAGAAAATGTTTACCGATAAAATCGTACCAATTTCCGTCAACTATCCGTTTTTCTTCAAACCGATTCAAGACGGTATGGATCGACCAAAAACAGAGCTTGCATACAGGGTTCCAGCCAGTAGATTTACAAGACGTAAATTAGATAGCAACGAACAGTTAGAAGAATTAGAAGGATTAGATACGACTATTGACTGGAAAAATACTGGAGACAATAGTTATGATGGTGAAAAATTAAAACTACTTGTACATGATGAATCTGGTAAATGGGAAAAGCCTGATAATATATTAAATAACTGGAGAGTTACAAAAACTTGTTTACGATTAGGTTCTAGAATTATAGGTAAGTGTATGATGGGGTCAACAAGTAATGCTCTTGATAAAGGCGGTAGAAACTATAAAAAAATATATGATGATTCAGACGTTACCAGAAGAAACCGCAATGGGCAGACTAGCTCGGGATTATATAGCTTGTTCATTCCTATGGAATGGAACTACGAAGGATACATTGATTCTTATGGGATACCTGTCTTCGAGACACCCGAAGAAAAAAAGGAAGGGCCAGACGGCTTCCCAATTGAAATAGGTGTTATTGAGCATTGGGAGAATGAAGTAGAAGGTCTTAAGGACGATCCTGATGCACTTAATGAATTATATAGACAGTTTCCACGTACAGAGAAACACGCGTTCAGAGATGAAACAAAAGCTTCTTTGTTTAATTTGACTAAAATTTATGAACAAATAGATTTTAATGAAGATTTAAAACACTCTGCTGTATTAACACAGGGTAATTTTCAGTGGGAAAATGGGATTAAAGATACAAGAGTAGAGTTTACACCTAACAAACAAGGTAGGTTTATGATCTCTTGGTTTCCTGATAGAGATCAACAAAACAGACATATAATTAAAAATGGTGTTAAGTATCCCGCTAATCAACACATGGGTGCTTTTGGTTGTGACAGTTATGATATATCAGGAACTGTAGATGGTAGAGGATCAAAAGGATCACTACACGGTTTAACTAAGTTTACTATGGATACTTGTCCACCTAACTTATTTTTTTTAGAATATATAGCTAGACCACAAACCGCTGATATATTTTTTGAAGATGTACTCATGGCATTACACTTTTATGGTATGCCTCTTCTTGCAGAAAATAATAAACCAAGATTATTATATTATTTAAAACGTAGAGGTTATAGGCAATACTCTATGAACAGGCCAGATAAAACAATGTATAAATTATCTGTTGCTGAAAAAGAAATAGGTGGTATACCTAATTCAAGTGAAGATGTAAAACAAGCTCATGCTGCTGCAATAGAATCTTATATAAATAGTTTTGTAGGTTACAATAACGAACAGTATGGTACAATGTATTTTCAACGTACCTTAGAAGATTGGGCAGCTTTTGATATAAACAACAGAACAAAACATGATGCATCAATTAGTTCTGGCTTAGCTATTATGGCTTGCAATAAAAATAAATATAGACCAACAGTTGAGGTTAGTAAAGAAAAAGTTTCGTTAAACTTTAGTAAATATAACAACGATGGTAATAATTCAAAAATTATAATAAATGATTAATACGAGTACTAATAGTTCGTTTCCTAATCAGGTGGTACCTGAAGCGGAAAAGCGAAGCTTGGAATATGGCTTACTTGTTGCACGTGCAATTGAATACGAATGGTTTAGAGGAGGTAGAATTAATAACAGTCGTTGGAATAATGGTTATCAAAATTTTAATAGATTAAGACTATACGCTAGAGGTGAACAACCTATACAAAAATATAAAGATGAATTATCTATTAATGGTGATTTGTCTTACTTAAATTTAGACTGGAAGCCAGTACCTATTATACCTAAGTTTGTGGATATAGTAGTAAATGGTATATCATCTAAAAACTACGATATAAAAGCTTACGCTCAAGATCCTTTTTCACAGAAGCAAAGAACAAACTATGCTAATGGTGTAATGAAAGATATGATGGCTAAGCCGTTGATAGACAGCATAGAACAAAACTTAGGCGCTACGTTATATAATTCATTAGACCCTGAAAATTTACCAGGATCAAAAGAAGAGTTAGAAGTACACATGCAACTTAGTTACAAACAGTCTGTAGAAATTGCTGAGGAAGAAGTTATAAACAATATATTAGATTTTAATAAATATCATTTAACCAATAAAAGATTAACAGAAGATATAGTTACTATAGGTATTGGTGCTTGTAAAACAACATTTAATAAAGCTGAAGGTGTTACAATAGATTATGTTAACCCTGCTAATTTAGTTTATTCATATACAAACGATCCTAATTTTCAAGATATATATTATGTTGGTGAAATAAAAGCTATAACCTTATCTGATCTTAAAAAAGAGTTTCCAGATTTAACTGATGAACAATTAGATAAAATAGCTAAATATCCTGGAAGAGAAGGTTATATGAGAGGGCCAAACAATAATAATGATTTAGTTCAAGTATTGTACTTTGAATATAAAACTTATATTGATCAGGTATTTAAAATAAAAAGAACAGATACAGGTTTGGAAAAAGCATTAGAAAAGCCTGACTTTTTTGCCCCACCACCAAGTGATAACTTTGATAGAGTATCAAGAAGTATAGAAGTATTGTTTACGGGTGCTAAAGTAATGGGTGTAGATGAAATGCTTAAATGGGAAATGTCAGAGAACATGACAAGACCTAACAGTGATTTAACTAAAGTTAATATGAATTACTGTATAGTTGCACCACATATGTATCAAGGACGTATTGATTCATTAGTAAACCGTATAACAACGTTTGCTGATATGATACAATTAACATCGTTAAAATTACAACAAGTAATTGCAAGAATGGTACCAGATGGTGTATTTGTAGATGTTGATGGTTTAGCTGAGGTTGATTTAGGTAACGGTACTAATTATAATCCACAAGAAGCTTTAAACATGTATTTCCAAACTGGTAGTATAGTCGGTAGAAGCTTAACACAAGATGGTGATCCTAATAGAGGTAAAGTACCAATACAAGAATTACAAACCTCAAGTGCTAACGGTAAAATACAATCATTAATTAATACATATCAGTATTATTTACAGATGATAAGAGATGTAACAGGGCTTAATGAAGCAAGAGATGGTAGTTTACCTGAAAAGAGTACGCTAGTAGGATTACAGAAGCTAGCCGCTAACGCATCCAATACTGCAACTAGACATATATTAGATGCTAGTTTATATTTAACTCTTAGAACTTGCGAAAATGTATCGCTTAGAGTAGCAGATATGATAGATTTTGATCTTACAAATGCTGCTTTAGTAAAAAGTTTAGGTAAATTTAATGCTGCAACACTACAAGAAATAGATACATTACATTTGTATGACTTTGGTGTTTATTTAGATTTAGAACCTGAAGAAGAAGAAAAAGCTATGTTAGAGCAGAATATACAAATGGCTCTACAACAACAACAAATATATTTAGAAGATGCTATTGACATTAGAGAGATTAAAAATCTAACATTAGCAAACCAAGTGTTAAAATACAAGAGGCAACAAAAGCAAGAAAAAGAACAGTTGCAGCAACAACAAAACATTGAAGCTCAAGGTAAAGCTAATCAAGAAGCTTCTGAGGCAGCTGCAATGAATGACGTTCAAAAAGCTGAAGCTGTTGCTCAAACAGAAACACAATTAGAACAATCTAAATCTCAGTTTGAAATCCAAAGAATGGAAACTGAAAACCAACTTAGGTTACAAATAATGGCTCAACAATTTGAGTATGATATGAAACTTAAGCAAATGGATGTAGATAACTCTAAGAAAAAAGAAGCTGAAATAGAAGATCGTAAAGACAAACGAACTGAAATGCAAGCTACACAACAATCAAAATTAATTGAACAAAGACAAAATGATTTGCCTCCAACTGATTTTGAAAGTGAAAACTCAATGGAACTACCAGTTTTATCGTAGTTTATTTTATTAATTTTTATTATATTATATTATGTCAGAAGAAACACTAGAAGAAGGTACTTTTAAGGTGAAACTTAAAAAACCTAAACAATTAAGCAAACAAGATGAAACTATTAAAGTAGATTTATCTAAACCAAAAGAAGAGGTTACTCCTGTAGAAGAAACAGAAGTAAAAGATACACCTGTAGCTGAACCAACAAAGGTAGACGAACAAGCGCAAGAGTCCAGCGAGGTTGCTGAATCCAAAGAAGAAAAACCTATTATTGAAGAAATAAAAGAAGAACCTGAAGAAGAGGTAATTTCTATAGGTGAAGAAATGGTACAATCATCAGAGCAGCCAATAGCAAAGGTGTCAGATGAAATAAAACAAGATATTAATTTACCTGAAAACATCGAAAAAGTCGTAGACTTTATGAAAGAAACAGGTGGAACATTAGAAGATTATGTAAGATTAAATGCAGATTATTCTAATGTAGATAACGATACTCTATTAAGAGAGTATTATAAACAAACTAAATCTCACTTGAATTCAGAAGAAGTTAATTTTCTATTAGAAGATAACTTTGAATTTGATGAAGAGTTAGATGAAGCAAGAGATATTCGAAAGAAGAAGCTTGCATATAAAGAAGAGGTTGCAAAAGCTAAAAACCATTTGGAAGGTTTAAAAAGTAAGTATTACGAAGAGATCAAGTTGAGACCTGGTACTACTCAAGAACAACAAAAGGCTGTAGATTTTTTCAATCGCTACAACGAAGAGCAAAACACAGCTCAACAACAACATGAGGCGTTTAAGTCTAACACTAAAGATTATTTCAACAATGAGTTCAAAGGTTTTGAATTTAGCGTTGGTGAAAAGAAATTTAGATATGGAGTTAAAAACGTTAATGATGTTGTCGATAGTCAATCGAACATTAATAATACGATCGGGAAGTTCCTGGATAAAAAAGGTAATGTTGCAGATGTCAAAGGTTATCACAAAGCTATGTACGCTGCTGATCACGCTGATACTATAGCACAGCATTTTTATGAGCAAGGTAAATCCGATGCGATTAGAGATATTGCTGCTAAGTCAAACAACGTTGATACCAACCCAAGATCAAGAGCTCCTGAGGATGTTTTTGTTGGAGGGTTTAAAGTTAAAGCAGTGTCTGGTATTGATTCTTCAAAATTGACAATCAAAAAACGGAAATTTAACTAAAAATTATTATTAAAAATGGGACAAATTAATCCTGTATACGGCTCGATCGTGCCGTCACTACAACAACAAATCTTAAACAGCAACTACTTAAACTTTGCTAATGGAGGTGGAAATGACTTCGCTCAACAATACCTTCCTGAAGTTTATGAAGCTGAGGTTGAAAGATATGGAAACAGAACTTTATCTGGTTTCTTAAGAATGGTTGGCGCTGAAATGCCAATGACATCTGATCAAGTAATCTGGTCAGAACAAAACAGACTACACATCTCTTACACAGGATGTTCAGTAACAAGTGCTGGTGGAGCTGCAATCGGAATTATATCAATTCCTTCTACTGCTTCTGTATCACCTGTAACTGGTGGTGGTCAAAGTACACCTATTCAAACAATTGGTGTTATTAATCTTAACGACACTGTAGTTATTATGAACACTGACACTGGTGTTACAGTTAAAGCTGTAGTAGTTGTTGCTCCTGTAGTAGCTGCTGGTGGTGCACCTGCAACTCAAATACAAGTTACTTCATTTACTGCCGCTAACCTAAACTCTTTAGGTTCTGCTGCTAACTTGAAACTATTTGTATACGGTTCTGTATTTGCAAAAGGAACAGGGCAATCTCTTGCTGCTGCTCAACCACAGTTCACTCAATTTAATAACCAACCAATTATTATAAAAGACAGATACCAAATTAATGGTTCTGACACTGCACAGATTGGATGGGTTGAAGTTGCTACTGAAGATGGTACATCAGGATACTTATGGTATCTAAAGTCTGAGTCTGAAACAAGACTAAGATTTGATGACTACTTAGAAATGGCAATGATTGAAGGTGAATTAGCTTCTGCTACTGGTCAGTTTGCTGTACAAGCTGCTGCTGGTAACATTGGTAATACTGGATTTAATGCTGCTGTTGCTGCTCATGGAACGCAAGGTTTATTCCAAGCTATCCAAACAAGAGGTAACATCATGTCAGGATTCTCTGCTGCTACTGGTATCAGTGATTTTGATCAAATCCTTAAAAACCTTGATACTCAAGGAGCAATTGAAGAAAACATGTTATTCTTAAACAGATCAACTGATCTTGGTTTTGACGATATGTTATCTCAAATCTCTGGTGGTTCACAAGGTGGTACTGCTTACGGTTTATTTGAAAACTCTGAGCAAATGGCACTTAACTTAGGATTCTCTGGATTTAGAAGAGGTTCTTATGATTTCTACAAAACTAGCTGGAAATACTTAAACGACGCTTCTACAAGAGGTGCTGTTTCAGTTAGTGGAATAGATGGTGTATTAGTACCTGCTGGAACTTCTACAGTTTATGACCAACTATTAGGTACAAACGTTAGAAGACCATTCTTACACGTAAGATACAGATCTTCAGAAGCTGATGACAGACGTTACAAGTCTTGGATCACTGGATCTGTTGGAGGTGTATACAACTCTGCACTAGATGCAATGCAAGTTCATTTCTTATCTGAGAGATGTCTTGTAACTCAAGCTGCTAATAACTTCGTGTTATTCCAAGCTTAATACTTTTTTAAAGAGTTAGGCGCTTCGGCGCCTAGCCCTTTATTTTTTTTAATTATATTATATCATATTATGTCAAAAACAAAAGAAATCAAAGCCCCTAAATGGGAGATTAAAACTAGAGTGTATTATTTATTACACGACATTACACCACTAACTTTTACATTACAAACCAAGCATAGTACTCAATATCCTTTATTATATTTTGATAAAAGTACAAACACACAAAGAGAATTAAGATATGCGACTAATCAAAACTCACCATTCGTTGATGAACAACAAGGTGAATGCACATTAGGTCATGTTATATTTGAAGATGGAGTAATGACAGTTGGTGAGTCACAACAAAACTTACAAAAATTTTTACATCATCACCCTAAAAAAGGCAGTATATTTGCCGAGTGGGATCAAAAAGAAGTTGCTCAAGATGACTTAGCAGATTTAGATGCTGAACTAGAGGCTATGACTGCTGCTAAAAACATGGATTTAGATCATGCTGAAGCAGTTTTAAGAGTTGAAAAAGGATCTGAAGTTGCAACGTTAAGCTCTAAAGAATTAAGAAGAGACTTATTATTAATGGCAAGAAGAAATCCAGGTAATTTTTTAGCAATTGCTAATGATGAAAATGTTGGATTAAGAAACACAGCTATTAGAGCAGTTGAACAACATATAGTAAAACTATCACAAGATCAAAGAACTATTCATTGGGGATCAAATGATAGAAAACTATTGACTGTTCCTTTTGATGAAAACCCATATTCAGCTATGGCCGCATGGTTCAAAACTGATGAAGGTGTAGAAGTTTTCAGAACAATTGAGAAAAAGTTACAATAACATGTAACTATAATTATAGTGAAGGGTCACTTCGGTGGCCCTAATCACTATTAACTAAAATATTAAAATGGCAATAAACGTAAATACTGTATATCAAACCGTTTTATTAATACTAAATAAAGAACAGAGAGGTTATATGACACCTGTTGAGTTTAATAAAATAGGTGGGCAAGTTCAATTAGAAATATTTGAAAAATACGCTGAAGATATGAATCAGCAATTACGTGTGCCTCAAGTTGATTTAGACTATTCCGATAGACAAATTAACATAGATGAAAAATTATCTATATTTAAAGAAATAGATGCCGCAACATATACTACAAGCGGTTTTAGATTACCTTCACAATACTCCGGAAACTCTTCCGCAAATCAACAGTTCACAGCTGTAAACCCACAATTATCATACGCTTTATCAGGTAACGCTTTAACTTTAGCAAATCAAAACGCTATAGCAAGCGTATTCGTTGCTAATGTTCAATTAACAGATGCTGAATATACTATAACAAATGGTAATTTAATTTTAACATCTCAACCAACAGCAGGGGATTCTATAAATATAAATCTTTATGCTAAGCAGTTTTATAGACTAGGTACTGTTATATATACAGCAGGAGCTTTACCTATACAAGAATTAGAAAGAGTTGGATCAAGCGAGTTATATCATTTATTAGGTTCTAATCTTACAAAACCCACAACTACATACCCTATTTATACTTACAAAGGTAATTACTTAAATGTATATCCTACAACTATACAAAGTGGTATATCAGTTAATTATTTAAGAAAACCTATTGATCCAATATGGAATTTTTCTGGTAGCACTCAATATGTTTTTTCACCAGCTACATCAAACAACTTTGAAATACACTCATCAGAGCAAACAGAACTTATAATAAAAATATTATTATATGCAGGTGTTGTTGTAAGAGATCGTGAAATAATAGAAGTTGCTGCGGGTCAAATACAACAAGAAGAAATGAATCAAAAAAGTTAATATATGCCAAGACCAGATGGTGGATTAGTCACCGAAACTAATAGACAATATTACGCTGGAGCCCAACAGCAGTACTCAGCAACAGGAGGTGTAGGTATAAATATAACATCTACTTTTGATACAAATTTAATATTTGGAAGTTCTGATCCTACTAACGGTCAATACGGTCTGAATAATTTTCTATTATATAAAAGTACAGATGCTTTAACATGGACTGAAATAACACCAGCTACTACAGTTCAAAATGCTGTAGCAACTGAAAATGGTGGGGTTGCATCAGCAACTATACAAATAGCAGCGGCTAACGCAAACATAATAGCTGGTATGAGTATATACGGTGGTGGTATAACTAATAATCCTACTGGTGCTAAAGTAGTAAGTGTAAATGGTGTTGCAATAACTTTAGACAAACCTATTGCTTTACCAGGTAATGCTACAACAGCAGTGTTGTTTCAATTTGATGAACCATATTCTATGGTTAATAATATTGTTACTGCAGCTATAGATTTACCAGCTAACAATTATTTAAAAATACAATTAAAAGAAACTGCTATAGAAGAAAACTATGGTAGTTATGAATATACTAGATTAACAGATGTTATTGATAATTTTTTAATAGCATACGTAGGTGCTGGTAAATTAATACCTAGCGTAAAAAGAACTGATGTAATATTTCATGCAAAACGTGGATTACAAGAATTTAGTTATGATACACTTAGAAGCATTAGATCACAAGAGCTTACTGTAAACAATGCTTTAAATGTTATTATACCTCAAGATTATGTTAATTATGTTAGAATGTCTTGGACTGATAAGTTTGGTGTTCAACATACTATATTTCCAGCAAATACATTAACAACAGATCCTTACGCTTCACCAGCTCAAGATAATCTTGGTACGCCAACACAAGATAGTTTTGACTCTAATATAACTACTACATCACAAGTTGAAGCAGCTTGGGCATCTAATGATCCAAGAAGAATTTCAGGAGCATTTACCGCACAAGATGAAAACACCGCAGACACTTTAAATCAAAATAACTTTTATGAATTAGCTTTAGGTCAAAGATATGGTCTTAACCCTGAAACTAGTCAGCGCAATGGTTGGTTTACAATAAACGACAGAGAAGGTAAAATATCTTTTAGTAACGATTTAAAAGGTAAGCTTGTAGTTATAGAGTATATATCAGATGGAAATGCTTATGATCTTGATGCTAGAATACCTAAGTTAGCAGAAGATGCTTTATACTCTCATATTATACATTCAATATTATCTGTTAGTGCTAAAGTACCAGAATACATAGTACAAAGATTTAAAAAAGAAAGAAGTGCTAAACTAAGAAATGCTAAGATTAGATTATCTAATATAAAACTTGATCAAATAGTTCAAGTTATGAGACAAAAATCTAAATGGCTTAAATTTTAATACATGGCTGAAATAAAGAATAGCTTTCTAAGGTCCAAGATGAATAAAGATCTTGACGACCGATTGATTCCTAACGGTGAGTATAGAGATGCAAATAATATATCTGTAGGTAAGTCTGAAGATGATGATATAGGTGCATTAGAAAACATACTAGGTAACACTTTAGTTCAGGTTAGTAACACAGGAAATCCTAACTTAGAAATTATAGGCTATTTTACAGATAATAATAATAGTGTTGTTTATACTTTTTTAACAGACGAAACAAGTCATTGGATATATAAATATGAAGGATCTAACTACACACCATTAGTTACTGGTTCTTTTTTAAATTTTAGCAAGTCAAGTCCTATCATAGGTGTAAACTTAGTGGAAGATCTTTTATTTTGGACAGATAATAGAAATCAACCTAGAAAAATAAACGTAACTAAAACGCTAGGTTATTATACAAAAGAAAATCAAATATCAGTTGCTAAATATAATCCATACGAGCCTTTACAGTTATTAAAATCTACAACAAGCACGGCTGGAGCAGCAAGTAGTTCTACAACTATAACATTATCAGCAGCTAACGTAGCTATAAAAAAGGGTATGAATATCATTGGCCCAAGCATAACGGCTGATCAATATATATATGTAACAAATGTGTCTGGTGTAACTGTAACTATAAACACAGCGGCAACTGTAGCAAATTTAGATGTTTTAACATTTTTAACCACTACAATGACTGGTAAAGACATTACTTATGATTTTAATCAAGGTAGTGATTGGCCTGGTGATCCAGACTTTCTTCAAGATTTATTTGTTAGATTTAGTTATAGATTTAAATTTGATGACTTAGAGTATTCTATTATGGCTCCATTTACACAGCCAGCTTTTATACCTCAACAAAAAGGTTATTTTTTTGATGGCGATGAAGATGCTGCTTATAGAAGTACTATACTTGCTTTTATGGAAAATGGTGTACAAAATGTAGAACTATTAATACCTTTACCTGATCAACAAACTAAAATAGGAACAGCTGATACTGACAGTTATAAAATAATAGGAATAGATATATTATATAAAGAGTCAGACGCTAGAGCAGTTAAAGTTTTAGATTCAATAAACGTTGTGGATACTAGTTGGCCAAACCAAAACACTAATATTTACACATACAATTATCAGTCAAGAAAGCCTTTTAAAACATTACCAGAAAGACAAACGGTAAGAGTTTATGATCGTGTTCCTGTTAGAGCTTTGTCACAAGAAGTTTCAGGTAACAGAGTTATTTATGGTAATTATCAAAGTCAACATACTCCTCCTAACACACTAAACTATAACGTTGGCGCTTCAGCTAAAAACACTACTACGTTTACAAACTGGGCAGAATATCCTAATCATACATTAAAACAAAATAGAAATTATCAAGTAGGTTTTGTATTATCAGATAAATTTGGTAGACAGTCATCTGTTATTCTTTCATCGGTAGATGCAGGTTTAAGTTTGGCTGGAAACTTTTTTGGTGGTTCAACTTTTTATCACCCATACAAAGCTAGTACTCAAAATTTAAACCAATGGTTTGGTGATGCTTTAAAAGTTGTTGTCAACGAATCAATAACAAGTGATACAGCAAATGCAGGTGAACCTGGTTTATATGCCGAAAAAATAGGTCAAGGGTTTAATACTACAGGCACTCCAACAAACATAAGTGGTAACACATTTACTTTTACTTTGTCAACTGGTCAAACAAACGTACCTACATTAAATTCATATTTAAGAGGTCAGTATACAGATTTTGTTAAAGTAACTAATGTAGCAAACGTTGGTGCGGCTTATACAATAACAACTGATGGAGAGGTTAATGATTTATTATACAGCTCTAATAGTAATAACCCTGACGTTAAATTTGCTTATACATTACCAAATCCATTAGGCTGGTATTCTTATAAAGTTGTTGTTAAACAACAAGAGCAAGAATATTATAATGTTTATTTACCAGGATTCTTAGACGGCTATCCAATTTCTACATCGATAACTTATCCATCAGAAGATGGTAAAACAGCAAATGTTGTTTTGTTAAATGACAATATAAATAAAATACCTAGAGATTTAAACGAAACATCTGATCAACAAAAACAATTTAGAAGTTCAGTGCAACTTTATGGTAGAGTTAATAATAATACAGCAACAAGTAATGTACAATTTTTTCCTGTAAATTCTGCAGCAGCTGGCTCACAGTTTTTACCATTATCTATGACGGCTGATACTATAGCCACAGCTAATGACTTATCAATGGGTGCTACTAATATAACAACAGGAGATCCGTTTTATCAAGTAGATACAAATCCTTTTATAGCTCGACTAGCCACGTCTAATGCTGGTACTACAACAGTAGGTACTACAAAAACAACAATGGCTCCATATTTATCAATTGTTGAAACAGAGCCTGTTGATAGTTTGTTACAGTTGTTTTATGAAACTACTACAGCTGGATTAATAGCTGATTTAAATGCAGATGTTGAAACTGGTTTTGATGGTGTAAGTCAACTTTCAGCGCTGAGCTATTCGCAGACAGAAGGCATGGCTGCTAACACAGATGTTACAGCTATATTTTATCCGCAGAATAATCAAGGTAGTAATTTTGCTAATACTCAAATAGCTCAAGTTGCTATCACTGTTGTTGACGGAGCAGGTACAACAAGAGCTACAGGTAACATAACATATGATGGCTCTACATTTACAGAAAACATAGGTGCTGGTAGTCAATTTAAAATTAAAACATCTGGTACAGGGTATAAAATAGAAACACTAGTAAATACTTTTAATTATTCTGCAGCTGGTTATAATGATGGTACAGCTGGAACTGTAAACAAAAGCTCTAAAGAAGTTTATAACTATACTTTTGTTTTTACAACCGTAGCCAACTCTGGTGGCGACACAAGTACAATACTTTTTACAGGTGAGTTAACTAATTTAGATCCTGTATTTGTAGATGGTACTTCTTTGCCAGACGCTGTGGTTAGCGCTGGTGATAATGTAGGTGTTACAAGACAAGGTTACAATGGATCAATAACTAATAGTAATTTAGGATTAAGATATAGTATTGTTTCACAATCACCAGGTAGTTATTTTCAAATAACTGATAATACAACTGGTGTTGTTACTAAAACAGCAAACTCTACACCTATAGGTGTTTATACTTTACAATTAAAAATTGAAGATGCTATACTAAACAACGTTCCTCAATTAAATACTAAAAGTGTTACTAAGCAACAGGTTATAACCGTTGGTGCTGTACCTTTAAATTCTAGTTCAAAGTCTGGATGTGTAGCTCAAGGTGTAGTTAGCTCGGGTATACCAGCAACACAACAATCAGTTGTTCCTAACAATACAACTAGCTCAAACACAAGAACCGCTGTTTGGTATTTATCTAATAATACTTTAACGGCTAGTGATTTTAATAACCCTAAAATAAGTGGTTTAACTGTTTCAGCAAACACTAATGATTCAAATTTTATAAATAAATTAGGTAGTGCAGTAACACAAGGTACTGTTGTTTTTCAATGTAACATGCAACAGTTGTATTCATATGGTAGTTCTCAAGGTGGTCCTAATTTTGCTACAATGAGTGTAGAATGGCTTGTTTATCATAGAGCAGATGCAAATGCTACTTGGCAACAAATAGATGATGTCAACGGTTCTAATATACAAGCAAATGGTGATTGGACAAACAGTACTATAAACAGTACTAGATATGGTTCAACTGCTTTTGCATTTAATTCAGTTGGAGAATATGCTATAGTTGCTAAAGATGCTTATACGGAATATGCAGGTGCTTACTCAGATTCACTATGTTTATGGGTTAATTCAAATGATTTATATTACAGCACGTGTGTTGTTGAAGATGGTAGTAACGTTACTGATAATAAAACTCCAAAAAGTTATTTATATAATCTTTCTTCACCTCAAACCGCATATACCTGCGCTACAGGTAACACACCTAAGTATGCTCCAATGCCTTATTCTGAATATGTAGATATATTTTACACAGATGCTGGGTTAACAAGTACTTTTACACATCAATCAGCTAGTAATACAACACCATTCTACGGGTTTTCAACAGCATCTAACCCTGCAGAGCCTTTTAACCAAATAGATTCATCAGCTAAGTTTAATTCAAGTGGTATTAAAATAAGTGGAGATGCTAATACATGTAGTGATAAATTTGCAAGATCTTGTATTGGCTGCGCAAGACCTGTTCCTGGAACAAATGGCTGGACGTAATAATAACAAAAAACAAGTAATAATAAAACATGGGTGCTACTTTAGAACTTAAATATTTTAACTCATACTGGTTAAAGAAATTAACAAATGTTGTTGCTGAAACTCCATCAGCACCAGCATCACCATATGCTAATGTACCTGAAGCATATACACCTGTTAATGCAACTGATTGGTTTATAGAAGAGTCAAGAATAAGAGGTGGTTATAATAATACATCAACAGATATAGGTGTTAAAGCTCACATAGTAGAAGACAATGCTAACAATCAAGATAGATTTAACTCTTTAATATATTCCGGAGTATTTAATTCTAGAACAGGTGTAAATCAAACTAATGAGTTTTCAGTAGCAGAAGATATAACTAGAAGTTTAGATCCAGCACATGGTTCAATACAAAAGCTATACGCAGAAGATACTAACTTAATTATATTTCAAGAGGATAAAGTAAATAGAGCACTTATAGATAAAGATGCTATATATTCCGCAGAAGGTTCAGCTTTAACTACATCTGGTAGATTAGTAATTGGACAAATAATAGCTTATCAAGGTAAGTATGGTATAGCTAAAGATCCATTAAGCTTTGCCGCTTATGGTTATAGAAAATACTTTACTGATAGAAAAAGAGGTTGTGTATTACAATTGTCTACAAACGGACAGATCGTAGAAATATCTGGTTATGGTATGCATGATTTTTTTAGAGATCAATTAACCGACTCAAGTACTTCTACTAATGGTATTGTAGGTGGTTGGGATAACCATACTAAAAACTATATACTATCTATAAAGAAAAATAGATCAACTGGTTTTGTTGCTCAATCAGGAAATGCAGCAACTCCACAAGCATATAATCAACCATCTGATGGTGTTGATGTAACATTAACATTAAA